ATTCACTATTATTAAATGATCCATCGATATTTGACAGAAGCAATTCATCGATCTGTGACCCTTGCTCATAATATCTATTGACTCCTTCAACGATAGCTGTAGAGTTTGATGTATTGCCACGAATTCTTGTTCCGACGTATTTCTCAAGCCCAGAGAGATTATTATTGGTGACGTTGGCAATTCTGGTATCAGTAACACGAATAGATTTCTGAATGAACCATTTACCGTCAGAGGCTCTTAGTATGTCTCTTTGGGGGTAGTAAAGTTCTATTTCCAGATCATAGAGGGCACGAAGCAGAAACTTGGTAGCCTTTTCGGTACCCTTGGCTCTATAGAAATCCTTGATGTGTTTGATCAGGATTTTCTTGTCTACCAGAGTATCTTTAGGAATGTACTTCATGAACGTGGCATAAAGTTTCTCAGCAAATTGATCCTCTGTTAGATCAATATCCTGATACCTCTGCACATTCTTGATTCGATTTATTACTTTGTCATTTTGCTCAAGATATTCATAGTACTTTTCTAGAAACGTGATAAAATTAGGATGGTCGTTTCTGACAAAGAAGGGAAGCTGACCAGAGACAAGAGTACTAATTCTATTATTAGATACTGTATTTGCCATTACCCAGCCTCAGCCACCATTGTCACCTGAATACTTCTCGAATCCTTATTATCTATCGATAGAATTCTATTTCGTAATGGTGGTATAATTTCGTTTTGTGATTGAATTGTAAGTGTCAAGTAGTTCGTTGCATAAAACTCATTGGTCACAGCCCCTGTTGTTCTGAGACTGATCAAGGTAAGTGTTCCATCAGCATAATTTACCAGTCCAGCATTATCATCAACAACAATCTTTTCACCTGTGTCCTTGTAATAATATGTCCTGAGAATTCCCTCGTCAGCTTGAAGCATAACCTCAGTCTGTGCACCATATCCGTCTGTATCAGAAAGGACAACGGTTGCATATGTATAATCAGAACCAGCATTCGTGATATTGATCTTGCTTAGCTTACCATTCAGAATTTCAGCAGTTCCAGTAGCACCTCGTCCATCACCAAGAATAGTAACAGTAGGTTTTGTTAAGAATGATCTGCCACCATCGATGATCTTTACGGAGTCCACACCTGTTCTGGACTCTGGCACTTCTTCAATAAACACATTTCTAATAATACCACTGTTGTCATATACCTGGATCTGTGGGAAGGATGCCAGCTTGTCCTTGTGTGGAAGCTGTTTGATTGGAAGTTTGTATTGAATATTGTATGTCTTGATATTGATCGTATCTAACAAGAATCTCTTCTGAACATAGATTTGAATATCTGATCCAGTAATAGAGGGATCACAATTTTCAATATATTGCTGTAGCTTGGATTTACGGAAAGTAGAATCGAAAGAGTTTAGTTCATTATCAGAGTAATCAACAATAGCAGCTTTGACCAGATTGAGCAGTGCACCCGAATCCAAGGCAGTGAGTTGTGAATTATAGGTGACACTACCCTTGACAACAATGAACACATAGTCAGGATCGATGATTTCTGGTGTGACCGTCAATACATTTCTTTTTTGAATTAATTCGGTCTTGATTCTTTCCTTCTCAAAATTGGTTAGTTCATAGTTACCATTAGTCTTCAATGAAATGAATACTTTACCATAAACAATAGGATCATTATCTTCACCACCCCAGACAGCTACGGAATCGATGTAGTTATAGTCCTTGAGAATGAGGGTCTGATAATCGTTCTGGGTTACGGCTCGATTTTGTGTGGTATAGAAGTAGGGTGCACGGAATTTGACTTGATCAATTCCTTCTTTCTCTACACCACCATAAGAGGAAACAGCAGATGTTACAGATACATTGTCTGAGTATAAACTACCAATAGGATCTATAAAAGTAAATCCTGTGATATTGTTAGAAATTGAACCAACGTTATCAAGATACGTGCAAGTAACAATATTACCATCTTTAGGTTTTTTGCCTATATGATCATCACCAAAATAGAATGTATATGTTTGTGTATCATTTTCTTCTAGCCAATATACCATAGAATTTGCTGTGACTTCTGTAATATCACTAGCAAGAGTATAAAGTTTTGTATCTGTATTTGTTGATGATTCCTGCAGAGTAATAACAACAGATGTAGTATCAACATTCTGTGAAGGAATTTCAAATTTTCTGGTTATATTTGCTGGATCTACCAAGTATTGTAATGTAACAACTTCACCTTGCTTGACGTATACATTAGAGAAATTGAAAGATTGACCAGATTTAGAAACTGTATTAGAATAAAGCGTTATGAAAGGATGATTGATACCATCTTTATCACGTCCTAAAAGTCTTGTGTATTTCTCTAGAGTCAATGAGTTGGTATTAGCATCTTCTGTATTAGATGGTGTTACATTTATATTGATTCGTGATAGTGCACCTTGTCTGCTTCCTGGTACATAGTTCATAAGTTTGGCATGAGAAATGATAGAGTTACGCAATTGAGCAGAATCCAAGAACATCTCATTGCCTACCATATTGAGATAGTATCCCATATAGTGAGTATTATATGCAAGAATATCAAGCAACACAGCCATACCAGCACCTTCGAAATCAAAGTCCTGGAATTCATTCTGACTTCTTAGAAAATTCTTTAGATTTTCACGGATAGAAAGGTAATCAAGTTCTGTTATACGGAGTGCTGTTTTTTCTGTTGCCATTGTTATCTAAGTCTTTCTAGGAAAAATGATATGACTACTGGTTCATTTCTATTAACAGTAGTGAAAGAAAGTGTGACATTATATCCATTATTATCTGCATTTACCTGAACAATTACACCATTATTAGAATCTTCTATTAATTTCACTCTTGGTTCAAAATTAGTGATTGTTTCGATAATAGAATTTTTTAAAAATATTGCAGTTAGTGGTGTTATATTATCAAAAAGAATCTTCTGTACATTAGATCCTATATATGGTCTAAATGGACGATCATAGAAATTTGTGAGAATTAGATTTCTGACAGAACGTTTAATAGCATCCACACCAGTTTTCTTTACCACATCTTTAGTTGTTGGATGTGATATGAAATCTAAATCTAAATCTGAATAGTCTGGTTTTCTTACTATATTTTGTACCATATTTTTATTTATCTACTCTCTTAGGATGTTGCAGCAACTTCTGCTCCAAAATCGCCTTCCATAGTTGCAGCATCAGACGAAGTAGATTTATATACTCCTTCGGCAGGTTTTGCTTTATTCGAATTAATATACACACCACTACCATCAATATAAATTTCCATACCGCCAACTTTTATATGTAAATCAGTAGCAGATGTTAATGCTATTGATTGTCCACCCTCAAGTGTTACTGATTTTTTACCTGTAATAGCAACAGATTCTTCTTTTGATGCTAATTGAACACCTTTAGCACCACTTTGTGCTAATGTGCCATGTGTGACTTGAACATTATAACCAATTTTTGCCTTGACAGTTGCAGATCCGACAACAGAATCACTTTGCTCAGCAACAACTTCTGCTTTATTTTTACTATGAACAACAGAATTACCTTTAGTAACTTGAGTTGAATTACCATTAACAGTTGAATTATAATTTCCATTAGTTTTACTACTGCTATCACCATCTGTAGTTTTATCATCTGCTCCTGTCACATATGTTCTATTTTGACCCATAACAAATGTATGCATTCCTTCATGGGCTCTCATATGAATTCCACCGTTAGGAAGGAGAGCAATCATTTGTCCTACTCTATGCTGAACCATCCAGTGTTCATAACCAGGAACGTCAGATATTGTCGTTGTTATTCCTGATCGGGTTTGATGTGCATAGAATAAATCTCCTTTCAATCCGCCTTTCCTTGGATCTGCTGGCTCATCAAAGGTAGGCTCTGTTGTTCCTCTATCATTACCATTATCATCATAATCAGCCATTAATTTTCTCCCTATTAAACATCAGGATATTGACCATTTAATAACTTCTTAACACTAGGATCAAACAATGTTTTTGCTTTTGATGCAACCTCATTTATCAATTGTGCTCTTATGTTATTAGGAATTCTTTGTATAGATTTACTTAGTAGATCAGCAGCAGGTCCAAATAAGTTTTGTCCTTTACCTCCTGCTTGAGCAGAATTCATTAGACTTATTAGAGATTGTATTGCAGATGCTATTTTTTGTGCAGATTGTTTATTTGATTTTATATTTCCATTCATATCCATTTGCATTGTCATAGAACCATATGGACCTTCAGTCTGATATTCTACAACAGGTAAATATACTTTCACTCTTTCATTAACAAAAGAATATTTCACTTCTGGCAATACAGTGATTAAATTTGAATATTGATTTGCTGAGACAACAACATGCATTTGATTATTTACATTGATGCTATATCCTTGAGTAAAATATATTGTGGATTCACTAACATCTTTGTCTAAAAGTAAGTAACTCACATCAGAAACATTGTCATCTATCACAGTAGCAGTTAAACCTGTTTCTGCTTGTTTTGCAAAGTTCTCTAATCCTCT